ACACCTAGTGCTTTCATCTTGGACACTGAATCACACTTGATCCATTGTGCTTGATTGGTATTTGCTGCTTCGGCGATGCTATACCAGTCTGGGTCGGCACCACGCCTAATCCTGACCAATTTTCCACCCAATTGTTCTACCATTTTTATTTCATTTGCAAACCTGCAATCTGAAATGCATACTCGATCACCTTTGTCTTGGATAGCNTTTTCCAATGAATATACCCAGATGCTGTCATTGAATTTGCCGCGAAATAGACCTGTGCCAATGTTTTGCATTGCCCATCGGGGAGTAAATTCAGGAATACCAAGACGTGTTGCCCACCATTGATCAACGACCTCACGCCATGCCCTAGATTCTGGTGTTGTGCCTTCGAGTAATGTTCTATCCCAGTGAAAAACAGCACTAAGAACATCTTTTAGCGTAGATGCAAAAGACATTTCTACATAGCCATGCTCATTGACTAGTATTTTTGAAAACTCACCTTTGCCAGAACCAATAAAACCGCATACACCAATAATCATCGTATCTGTGTTACTCCTAGCTTTTCAAAGCATACCTGAAGCAGTGCAATCTGACGCCAGCAATCATCTAGTGCATGATGTGACGTTGGTGGCATNTCTAAGTCTGGAACTATGGAATAAATGGTTCTGCAATCCCTGACTGTGTTATACATCCAAGGTGTTGGAAGCCCTAGTTCTCGATAAGCATGGTCTAGGATTGGAATATCATAATTCAGGCCATTACACCATACATGCTTGGCTTTGCGGGTGATTTTTGTAAGTGAATGCAGAGCATCTGCTAGTTCAATTCTGTTATCTTCTGCAAATGCTTCGTCTTGGGCTGCTTGGGGCTGAATTCCCCACCATGCCACGGTGTTGTCATCAACAGTTCGATTTGTTTGTGATTCTAATACAATACGCGCATAAAAAGATGTATCTGATTCTGCTGGCAAACCCATACCAAAAGGATCAAATAACTGCGCGCCAATTGTTAAAATTGTAGAGGATGATACGACATCTAGACCTTCGATATCGATCATAAGAGAGTAAGACATTTAGGACTCCAAAATGGAGTATTATACCCCATCTTGGATTTGGTGTCAATTTGTTATCCAACAATCCATGAAAGAACTGGGCCACCAGCAATAAAGTTGCCTAGATCAACTATCAGCTTGTCCATTTCAGCTTGTGCTTCAGTCTTCATTTGACTGCCGTTTAGCGATGTTCCGCCTTGTGGACCAGCAATGGTGGTAAACTTTTCTCGTGCCTCACCGATTGCCATCTTGGTAGCTGCATATGCATAATCGCTGATCCAAGGAGAAATCTGGTAGTCACTTAGCAACTGCACTTCTGGAAGCAAATTGTATACCCAAAGTAATAGTGGTTCGCCATTGCCCTTGGGATCACGAATCAACTGGATTTGCTTGGTATAAGAATTGAAAGTGAAGTTGATAAACCCACCAAACATACGTGCTGCTTGTTCTACATACTGGGTGTAAAGATCGTAGGTGAACAGACCGCCTTGTGCGTTGTAGTTGAGCAGATATACGTTAAGAGTAGCACTAGAAAATGGGTCAAAAGAAGAAGAGTATGGTCCAGTAGCATCACCCATTGTTCTACGGAATACTTGTCTAACATGCGTGACTTCTTGAGGAAGCGTATATACATTCACGCCTTCTTGCATAGGCATTAGCATATAGCTTTCTTCATATGCTGCTGAACTACGCTGTCTGAATACTTGAACCGCACGCTGATATGCCATTTCAAAGTGCTGTGGGTCTGCTTCAATATCAACAATACCATCCCCAAGCCGGTATCTGACCTGATCCATAAGGTTCTTTTTTAGGGTTTCGAGTGTGCTCATTTGTTTTAGTAACTCCAATGTTACTGTATTTATTTCACTCGGAGGATAATCAAATTCTCGTTAAATCGACCAGTCAGCTTTGTTTCTACCGCCTTGATAGCAGTAAAGTATTTTCGTGCNGCAGGCACTGATGCATGAATAGCAGTGACCATTTCTTCTGGCTTTCTGATAGTTTTTTGGGTTGATTTCGCTGCATCAAACCCAATCAGAGAGTTTCCTTTTACGGTCATAGAACCAATATGCGAGTCGCAAACATAGTGCTGGAGTTTTCTCTTTTTGGTATCAAACAGCCATACTTCGGTTGAACCATGAAGTTTTACTGGTGATTCAGACTTGAGTTTCAGACTGGGTTCTTGAAGCTGATACTTGATATTCGCTACAATCTTTTCTGGCGAAACTGCTTTCTTTTTGCGTGGCTTGCGCTCTACCTTTTTGATTTGTAGATAAGAGTCACAGTCGCTGATCACTTGGTCACAATACTTGATCAAGTTTCTGATCTGCATTTTTCCAAGGTTGCTGTAGGCTTCTACTAGGTAGTCGTCTTTGCCGGTTTGAACAAGCTTTAGTTCAGCAGTTCGCTTTTCCCATTGTGAGCGGAGTTCTGCAATTTGCTGTGCAACTACATTATGAGTTCTGATGCAGTTGATAGGAGGAACAGCATCTGCAATTTTTGTAGTGCCAGTCAAAATATCATCAAAAATACCATCTAGCTCGGCTGCACATTCTCTCATCTTTTCTTGAAGACGATCTTGAATGGTGGGCTTGTTTGAAACAGTAGAGTTGGCAGCAGCGGCTTCTTTGATGGCTTCTTTGTGCTGACATACTCGGTCGGCATCTGCGTAGATCAAATCTAGTTCTTGCTTGTTAAGTTCTAGGCCAACCATGCTCATTCTGCACAGCCAGCCAATAGCTACCCTGATTTGGGCATCGGGTGCAGTAGCTACGATCTTTGCTTGACTCAGCTTTGAATTGCTTTGNAGCCATTCTGCCATGTATGATTTTGATTCTTTAACACCAAACGAGTAGTTATACCAGTTGAGTGCAGCAATAATACGAACTTTTCTGTTCTCAGGCGTGACCGTTTCCCATGTTGGTTCAGAGCCAATATACTTGATTTCTGCGACCTTGGGGACCAGCAGCTTGATTTGCTTGATTTGTTTGGTTGTCAATTGAGTGGTGCTTTCATAAGTTGGTGCTGCTCAAAGCTTATACTAGCAGATTCGTAAAGTCAATCACTTTGAGGTCAAAATAACATAAATACAAAAAAGGAATGAAAAGTGCCAAGACTAAGCCTATACCGTCAAAATAAATCAAATGACTACAGATTCATGGACCGCATCATCAACGAGCAATACACCGCTGGTGGAATCGAGTTATTTGTTCACAGATACTTAGGTCCAAAAGAAAAACCGGCTACTGGTGACGCAACACAGCCTAGTTATTCGCACAGCGACCCATTATTCATCGAAGACTTGTTGTTGCTGGAAAACCGCGATAGAAAATATGATGACAGCATCTATCGTCTACGCGGCGTCTATAATGTCCAAGATATCGATTTTGACCTTTCACAGTTTGGTCTTTTTATTCAAGGTGACACACTTTTCATTACGTGGCACTACAATACCATGCTTGAAACGATTGGTAGAAAATTAATGAGTGGTGACGTTATAGAAGTTCCAAACCTCATGGACTTTCATCCTCTTAATGAAAATCTACCCAAGGGTCTTCCAAAATACTACGTTATTCAGGATGCGTCTTTTGCTGCCGAAGGCTTTTCACAAACTTGGGCACCACATTTGTGGAGAACAAAGTGCATTCCATTGGTTGCACAACAAGAATACAATGACATTTTGAACAAGCCAATCGACCCAGATAACCCAGATAGCGGTTCACTGCTAGATATTCTCGGCAGTGGAAACAAAAACCTAGAAATCAATGATGCGATCATAGCACAGGCCGAAGCCGAAGTTGCTCTAAGTGGATACGACACTACACCACTTTTTGTGCTGCCAACCGATGATCAAGGTGTGCCAGTGAATCCAGATGAAAACGCACCAAGGGCAAATGGCTGGACCGAAGGTTACCTTACTGGAGATGGTATTCCACCAAATGGCCTAGAAGTGATTCCGTCTGTGCAATTTCCAATCAACCCATCCGAAGGTGACTTTTGCTTGCGCCTTGACTACAAGCCCAACAGGCTATTCAGGTATACTGGAAGTCGTTGGGTCAAGGTTGAAGATTCAGTCAGAACACAACTCACACCCGGAATTGAAAACCAGTCACAGCGAAGCAGGTTTGTCAACAACACAGACACCGTATCAACCACTGATCGTGGTGATATACCAAGCAGACAAAGCCTTAGCCAAGCTCTTAGGCCAAAAGCAGATAATTAATTGGAATTAAAATGAGTGATTCGTTTTTCTACGATGGGCAGATTAGAAGATATCTTCTGCAAATAACCAGACTGTTCAGCAACTTTCACATCGAGTATGGCAAAGACGATGATGGAAATGCCAGTTATGTAAGAGTGCCTGTTAGGTATGGTGACAGCAGCCGACAAGCACAGTCCATTTTACAAAATAACTCTGCCAGTGGTTTGCCTAGTGCACCCATGATAACTTTTTACGTTACAGGCATGGATTATGATCGCAACAGAATCCAAGAGCCATATCACATTTCCAAGATGAATGTGAGACAAAGAAAGTATAACACGGCCACTGAAGAGTTTGAAACAACACAAGGCAATGCGTTCACCGTTGAAAGACACATGCCTGTTCCATACGAAATGTCTATCAACGTGGATGTCTGGACTTCAAACAACATGCAAAAGCACCAATTGTTTGAGCAAATTGTNCCATTGTTTAANCCATCTCTGGAAATTCAAAGCACCGATAATTTTATCGACTGGACCAGCCTAAGCGTGATGTATCTGGAAGGCACCACATGGAGCAGCAAGAATATACCAACAGGAACTGATGACAGCATTGATGTCATGACTCTCAAATTTTCTATTCCGATCTGGATTTCTCAGCCAGCCAGAGTCAAGAAAATCGGTGTTGTTCATAAAATCATCACCAGTATCTATGACTCTAGCGGTGATGCGCTTGCTGCCATTCAAGACGATGACTTGTTAACTGGGACCAGAATTCAAATTACTCCGTGGGGATACAAAGTTCTACTAATTGGCAATCAACTAAAAGCGTTCAAGCAGTCTAGTGGCGTTGCTGATTTTACTGACCCAGTTGATTGGAAAGCAGTTCTAGAAATGTATGGAGTTGTCAGAGACGGCATCTCTATTATTCGCCTTGGTGATAGTGATTCCGGTGATGAAGTGGTGGGAACAGTTGCGCTACATCCTTCAGACCCCAAGACTTTGTTGTTTACAGCAGACCAAGACAGCATGCCAAGCAATACGCTTACCCCAGTTGATGCAGTGATTGACCCACAAAAAAATGGCCCCGGTGTAGGGCTACCAGTGGCTTCTGTTGGCACCAGATATTTGCTTATTGATAATATTGGCGANNNNGAAAACACTCAGNCTGCACTTGCATGGGGTAGTGTTGTGGCTAATGAAAATGACATTATTGAGTGGAACGGCACCGAATGGGTAGTTGACTTTGAAGCAGCGGAATCGCCCAACACTGAATTTGTTGCCAATATCACCACTGGTATTCAATATCGTTGGGATGGGTTCAACTGGCTAAAATCCTTTGAAGGGTTATATGAAGGCGGTAAATGGTCCATCGTGATTTAACTGCTGCTGGTATCTTATTTTATTCCCAAAGCACCAACCGAAGACTTTTTCTTTTACGAGCTTCTAGAAAGAACCGTGAAATGTGGGGCTTGGTTGGTGGTAAGATGGAAGAAGGCGAAACCCTGCATGAAGGTATGCTAAGAGAATGTCAAGAAGAAATTGGCTTTATTCCTGACATCATAAAAACAATACCCATCGAAAAGTTTACCTCTCCGGATGGGCATTTTCAGTTTCACACTTTTATTGGTGTTGTTGAAGAAGAATTTGTTCCAAAACTTAACCAAGAACACATCGGGTATGCATGGATTGATAGCGGAATATGGCCTTCCCCATTGCACCCCGGCTTGCGTTCAACAGTAAACTTCAGAGAAATCATCGCCAAAATAGACTGGATNGGTGATAACTTGTTAAGTCCTAATAAAGAGCACATCTGAGTTATCAGCAGCTTCTGCCATAGCTTTCCAAACTCGGGCATTTGATTCCCAAGAAATTTCAGCCATAAAAAGAGCAGCCTCTTTGAAGTTTGCATTCAGGTTCAGTGCTTGTAAACAATTGGTTCTGGCTTCTTCGCCTTCGCCCATATGCCATTTACAGCGGGCTAACATTAGGTATGCATCGGCGCGCTCTGGCTTCCAAAATCCAATAGTCAGATAATGCTGATACCAAAGTGCTGCGACTTGAAAGTTTCGCTTATACCAATATTCGCGTGCTAGGTAATAGATATCACGAGTTGATTTTGGGTTCTTTTCTACTTGCTTTTGAAGAATCCTGATATCGATGTCTGGGTCAAGTAGGTGGGCTGGAGAAAAGCCATAAGTGATTGTTACTCCAGTTGAATGTTTTGCTGCGCTGTTGATTGCTTCATGAATGGCACCNGCCCACACACAAGAGTTGTGAAAAACACGAGGATACTGGTGCACGTTGGTAGAGTTTTCTCCCAGCATGGTCACTGATAGTGACTTGCATCCTTCTGGTGCGGCTTCGATGGCTTGCTTGATTTTTGCGATGCCGCCCGGTTCTACAAACTCATCTGCGTCAATTGATAAAATCCACTCGTTGGTGGCTTTACTCTTGGCATGATTTCTGGCCTTTGCGAAGTCATCGCACCACACAAAATCAGTAAAAACTTTGTCTGTATACTTGGTGGCTATTTCTACGGTATTGTCACTTGAACCGGTATCACAGATAACGATTTCATCCACGCCTTCAAGCGACTTCAAGCACCGTTCAAGAATCTTGGATTCATTTTTTACAATCAGAACTGCTGATAATTTTACTGTCATTAAAACTCCTAAAAAATAAAGGGACTGCTATGTCCCTTTATTATACATGCTTAATTTTTAGGTGTCAATCAAAAGTTTTGACCTAGAATTGAAGCATACCAAAACAGGCCGTCACAGTAAAACTCAAAAATATCTACCTTTGATGCTGTTGCCGTTATTGTGGGTGCAGCGTCAGCAGGCCATTTAATACCAGACCATGTAGCAGTTCCACCGCCTGCTGCTTGTGCAAGAATAAGAATAAACTTTTTTCCGGCTGTCAGTGCTGGTGCAATGAATAGTGTATTACCCGTGCCAAGAGTCATTTTTTGAAATGTCCCGTTAGATAAAGAAATGTTCACAACTGATACGCCGGTAGAGATTTGAAAATACTTACTGTGTGTATCTTTAAGAATTGGCTCTGTGAAGTCAAATCCAGTAAATGTGTTTCCCCAAATCAACGTAGTAGCAGATGATGCACTCAATGCACGCCCATTATTAAACTCTTGAATTGGGAGTGGTGGGCCTTCTGCGCCAACGGGGCCACGATTACCACGGACACCNCCGGCACCGCGAACACCAGTTGGGCCGGTTGGCCCTAAATCATATTGTGGGGTAAGGGACACCCATGCTTGACCGTCCCATTCCCAAATTCTGGTGCCAGATTCAAAAACAGTCCCAATTGCTGGAGATTCTGGAAAACTTATTGTAGTCATTCTAAATCTCCGTTAAGCAGTTGTGTAGTTCTGACCCACTACGATACCATACCATCTTGCGCCATCAGAGAAGAATCTGAAAATATCACTTCTGTTTCCAGTTGAAGTCATAGTAGGTGTTACACCACCTGCCCAAACAACACCTGACCAAGCCACTGGAATACCACCTGCGGCTGGCTGTGCTAGAATAAGAGTGAATGTTTTTCCAGCAACTAGGGTGGGCATACTGATTGTTGGGTTTGGTGTTTCTAGCACCATTCTCTGAATTGTGCCATTTGATAAATCAATTTCGATCAGTGATACGCCACCTGCCATCAAATAGTATTGTTCGGTATAGTTTACCAGTGTTGAACCAGTCAATGTAAAGTTGGTAAATTCATCTGCCCAATAAAGTGCTGGACTACCGAATACGCCATCTGTTGCTAATACTTTGCCNGTCTGATAATCCGCTACTGGTAGTGCTGGGCCNTCTGGGCCACGTAGACCGCGAGGACCAAGCAATCCAGTTGCTCCACGGGGACCAGTTGCGCCTGTTGGGCCAACAACAAATGGTGGGTTATTAGACACCCATGCTTGGCCGTCCCAGACCCACTCTCTGCCACTGGTAACAGTGGTGTCACCAATTGATGGATCAATTGGAAATGTTAAATCGCTCATATCTATGTCCTATTTTAGAATTCGCCGCCTTCGATGGTTGTCCCATCGATGCTTCCGCCCGAAATTTCAATATCTGTGAAAAAGTCAGCGCGTGTGATTTTCTTGGTTGTGTTAGTGTCTAGGTCAACAATTACCATCAAATCTTCGGCAACCATTGGGTCTTCCATTAGAGGAAGTTCTGAAATCTTACGTCTGCTCATTTGATTCTCCTTGAATACGTTCTGTAGTATTTATCAAAAAACAACAAAACTTTCAAAAATTTAGAAGTAAGGAACTCGCCTTACTGCTCTTACACGAACAAGAGTGCTACCATCTTTCCCAAATGAAGATTCTAAGCCATCAAAAAAATTTAGTCCCCATGCTGACGTGCTGGAATCTTCTGTGCTTGACCAATACCTGACTTGAGCATTGAGTTCTTCTGATGGATATAAATGTTTGTA